GTCCCCTGCGGCGGCCCGTGCGGCGGCCCGTGCGGCGGCCCATGCGGCGTCCCCTGCGGCGTCCCATGCGGCGGCCCCTGCGGCGGCCCCTGCGGCGGCCCGTGCGGAGGCGTCGATACGTCCGTGCGCGTAGTCACGCGCCGCCGCGATGGCCTTGCGCGGTCGATCATCGCCGGGATAGTCGATTTCGTAAATCGGCAGCACCATCTCCGCGATGTCGGCGGCAATACACCGCAAGTCTCGCTCGTAGCCGTCCGGTTTCGTAGCGCCGATCCACCAGAACATCCATTCGGTGTGCGGACAGGTCGCCCAGATCACGGCTTCGTCTTTGTCATCGGCCCAAATGCGAGCTTTTTCGCACGCGCCGAGTCGGATCAGGTCGCTATGGATACTCACGCGTCCCCCTTCGCCGCGCGGAAGCGGCGGAGCCAGTCGGCGGCCGGTTGCGCGCGTTCAAAGTCTTCGTCGTCGGCGGCGCGTTGAACGCACGGGGCAGCATCCTTCGCAAGCTTCGCCAAGTGGAAGGCGCGGCAGATTGAGTCGGCGTCGCTCACAACGTGCGTATTTTTGTCGAGGAATACCCAAACCGGAGATCCTTCATGGCCTCCGATGTCAAAGGCTTCGCTGTTTTCTTGCCACGTCACCGGCGCATCCGCCGGTGCCTCTCCGTGTTGGTAGGTCACGGGCATCCGATCCCCCATTCCGTCCAAGAGGTCGGCATCGGGCCGTTCGCCGTGAGCGTGTAGGTGATGACGCGCCAGCGGGCGGGAGCGTCCGCGATGTTGACGGGGACGTTGACGTATCCGACGCACGGCTCGGGCGGCGCGAAGGAACGCGCCCAGATGACTTCTCCGCCGGGGCACCGCTCGACCATGACGGAAATGGCGAAGGGCACGGGATCGCAAGGGTAGTCGACGCGCCGCCAAGCGATCTGGCCGGACGCGGCCGCGGCGAGCGCGGCGAGGACGAGGAGAGTTTTCATGTTGCCTCCGAAGAAAAAACCGCCCGCGCCGCACGCTTTTTAGCCACGAATGCGGCGCAGGCGGCCCCGAACCACCCGGCTCGAGAGAATCTGATGGGAGCTTCCGCCGTTGCAACACGGCTCCCGGCGTGTGAGAAAGTTGCGCGCTTTGCAACGACCGATCCGTCGCTGAGAACGTGAGCAGTCGAACTCGCAGGTGCGCGCCCCGATGACGGCGGACTGCATGAGGGACGATCAATCCCCTCCTTGGGTGAATGCCTCCGAGTCGAACAAATTAGGTTGTACTCCTCCGTTCACGGCGTCGGCGATGCGACGGCACGCGATGCGGAAGTACGTTTCGTCGATTTCGATTCCGATAAAGCGGCGGCCGAGCCGTGCGCACGCAACTCCGGTAGAGCCGCTGCCCATAAAAGGGTCGAGCACGACGCCACCCGCCGGGCACGAGTAGGCGACGGCGGGTGTGATGATCGCGACCGGCTTTTGGGTGGGATGCTCGGCATAGCCGTGCGCCGAAGCCACGCGCATCACGGAGCGGGCGAGCCGCGGCCCGCCGTCTTCCGAAGAGTAGGGCGCGGGCTCGATCGCGCCGGTGTGATGCGGCGCCTTGCGTTTGAGGCGAACGACGCGCCGGACGGCGTCGGGCGTCGTCTGTACGGAGCGGTACAAGTCGGACCACGCCCCGCGATAGAAATGCACGAACAATTCGTGAACGCGCCGAAAGCGATCGGCGTGGAAGTTCGATCCGTTGTGCTTTTCCCACACGATTTCTTGGGCCTTCGTGCCGAACCGCAAGAAGTCTGCGGACCGCTCCATGAACATCGACAACGAGCCGAAGCACCAAAGTTGCACGGTGCGAAGCGCGTCGAGCCACCCGTCGACGCGCCGATCCCAAGCCAACGACGTTTCGCCGTAGGGCGGGTCGGTGACGCACACGTCGGCGTCGGCGAGCGGCAGCACGTCGCGGCAGTCCGCGCGATAGAGCACGTGCGGCCCGATCTCGACTCGTTCAAGGAGCATTGAAAATCTCGAATACGAGGACGCCGTCGTCGCGACGCACGAGCAACCAGCACCGCGCCCGGTCGATCGAAAACACGTGGTCGGTTACTTCGACCAGTTCGACCGGCACGTCGTAGCCGTCCAGTTCGCCGCCGACGAATTTCACGTGATGATCCTCGGCTTGGGCGGAGCTCCCGCGGCGGCGCGCTCCTCGTTAATGATAAGCGTGGCGATCGCTCGGCAATCCTCCTCGGAAGGCATCATGCCGTCCATCTGCAGCGCCGCTCCGTGCAGGTCCATCGCCTTCTGCAAATCGCGTATGGCCGCCCCCAACGCCGTTCCGGCGCGCATCAGGTAGAAGCACACGCGCTGCTGACGCGCCTTCACGGATTCGCGACGCAGGGATTCCTCGTTATCGGACACGCTTCGCTCCTCTTTTCACGCCGACCGCCAGCTTGGGAACTCGATCGAGCAAGTCTCGATCGACGTGCAAGACGGGCTCGATGTCTTCGGGCGTGCGCAGGGTGGCGCGCAGTACGCCGTCTCTGATCCAGTTGCGCACGGTGCGTTCGGTCACGCCCTTCCGTTGCGCAGCTTGCACGACCGTTAACCAGTGGGTCATGGGCGAGAGTATAGAGCGACGGAAAAGAAAACGCAACGGGGCTTGCACAAAGATTTCCGACGCTGTATAAAGAGCGCGTGCGGCGCCGGCGCGTCGCGGAGAAACGCATGCAAGTAGTGAAGCTCTCGGCGCAAAACTTCAAGCGCCTCGAAGCGGTCGAGATCACGCCCGACGAATCGGGGATGGTGGTCATCGGCGGCCGCAACGCGCAGGGAAAATCCTCGGTGCTCGATGCGATCATGGCCGCATTGGGCGGGCGTGACGCGGCTCCCGAAGAGCCGATCCGGCACGGGGAGGATCAAGCGACCATCACGGTCGACCTCGGCAAGTACGTGGTCGAACGCACGTTCGGACGCGGGGAAAAGCTCGTCGTGAAGGGGCGCGAAGGCGAGCGGTTCTCGTCGCCGCAAGCGCTGCTCGACAAGATCACGGGCTCGCTGACGTTCGATCCGCTTGAGTTCTCGCGCGCCAAGCACTCGTCGCAAATCGAAATGCTGCGGCGCGTCGTCGGACTCGACTTCACGATGCTCAACGAGCGGCGCGAAAAGACCTACGCGCGACGCACGGAAGTGAACCGCGAGCGGGATCGCTTGCGCGCGCAGGCCGCTTCGGCGACGTTCACGCCCGACTTGCCCGAGCAAGAGATCGTCTTGCAAGACTTGGTCGATCGCCGCGATCAAATGATGGAGCGCGCGCGGGAGACCAACGCGGCGCGCACGGTCATCGCCAACCTTCGGCGTTCGATCGCGGAGTGGCGCGAGAAGATCGCCGCCGCCGAGCAACAAATCATCACGCTCGAGCCGACCGCGGCGGCCGAAGTGCCGGACGTTTCCTCGCTGGCTTCCGAGATCGCCAACGCGCAGGCGACCAACAAGCTCATTCGGCAGAACTACTCGCACCGCACCGCGACCGACGCGGCGCAGCGGCAGCAGAAGGTGTCGGACGAGCTCACCGCCGAAATCGAGGCGATCGACCGCGAGAAGGCGGACATGATCGCCCGGGCCAAGATGCCCGTGGAGGGCCTGTCGCTGTCCGAGGACGGCGTCACCTACCGCGGCGTCCCGTTCTCGCAGGCGAGCGCGGCGGAGAAGTTGCGCGTCAGCGTCGCGATGGGGCTCGCGATGAATCCGACCCTTCGCGTGATGCTCATTCGCGACGGCTCGCTGCTCGACGACGAAAGCCTCAAGCTGCTCGCGACGCAGGTGAAGGACGGCGCGGCGCAGCTGTGGATCGAACGGGTCGGCCACGGCGAGGAGTGCTCCATCATCATCGAGGACGGCCGCGTGCAGGAGCCGCAAGCGTGAATCAGATTCTCAAAAACTACGCCGCGGCGGAGTATCACGCCCTGCCCGCGTGGGGATCGTCGGACTTGAAGGCGATGCGCGAAGGCCCCCCGGCCTTGGTGCCGTGGCGCCGCGCGCAGAACGACGAGCCCACCGACGCGATGCAACTCGGCACGGCGTGCCACATGGCGATCCTCGAGCCGCAGCGCTTCGCCGAGCGCTACCGCTTCAAGCCGGACGGCATGAGCTTCGCCACGAAAGAGGGCAAGGCGTGGAAACTTGAGCACGCCGAGTTCGAGATTCTTTCGGCGACGCAAGCCGAGATCGTTCGCGGCGTGGCCGGGGCGTTCCTTGCCAAGCGCGCGGCGGCCGAGGCGCTTGCGAAAGCGACGGAAGCGCAAACGGTCGAGCTGTCGGTGCTGTGGTCGCAACACGGCGCGGTCTGCAAGGGCCGCCTCGACTTCTTCGCCGACGACTACATCTACGACTTGAAGGTCAGCCGCTTCGCGTGCGAACGGTCCGTGCCGTTCCGAGCGTGGGCGGAGGGCTGGATGCACCAAGCCGCGCACTATCGCACGGGCCTGCAAACGTGCGGCTTGCGCGTCGCCGGGGCGCGGCTCGTCGTCGTGCATCCGAAGCCGCCGCATCACGTGTGGCTCGTCGAGCTCAAAGAGAACGACTTGGACGTGCTCGCGTGCGAGAACCAACGGACGCTGGATCGCTTGCTGGAGTGCCAGCGAAGCGGAGTTTGGCCGGGCACCCCGGACGAGTGGCAAGTCATCGACATGCCCGCGTCTTCCGATCTGCTGTCCCTCGTGGACGAAAGCGAGAACGCATGACCGAGTCGTTTCAGAAGTTCACCGGCGTGGCGGGCCGCCTGCGGTCGACGCCGTGGATCACGTTTGAAATGCTGTCCCTCGATTCCGACATCGTCGTCGAAATCGAGGAAGTTCGGTACCGCAAGCGCGTGGAGTTCGCGCGCCCCGGGACTAAGCTGAAAGACGTCAAATCGGACGTCGGTTCCCTCAAGTTCAAGAACGTCGATCGCGAATTGGTGTTGAACGCGACCAACCTGCGTTCGCTCATCGCCGCCTACGGCAGCAGCACGGCGGACTGGTACGGAAAGAAGGTCGCGCTGTTCGTGGACACCAAGGTCAAGTTCGGCAACAAGACCGTGTGCGCCGTGCGCATTCGGGCCAAGGCGCTCGATCCCGCGACGCCGATCGGCAAGCTCAAAGCTCCGATCGACGACGCGCCCGAAGCGGCTGCGACCGAGGAGCCTACGCCCGACGAGGAGATTCCGCCCGAGCGCGAGCCCGGGCAAGACGAATAGCCTCGGAGCGTTTCCGGGGCGGCCCCCGAGTTGCGTTTGTAGGGGGCCATTTCAATCAATGCCGCCGCGGCGCGCGACCTTCCTTTTGCGTTTCTACGTCGCACACCGCGAGCCGCGGCGGCGCTTTTAGATCGAGGACGAGATGACTAGGAATAAGTGGGTTCTTCATCGCGCGGAAAAGTACGACAAAATGACGACGCATCGCGCGCTGTGCGTTCCGTTCCGCGACGCGATTGATCGTGCCAATAAGGACGCCGACGCCCTCGAAGCCGCCGGAGTCGCGCCGTGGAAGGCCGATCCCGCGAAGGATGACGGCGAGGCGGTGGCGCTGCTGCGAGAGTTTTTGGCGTGGCACGAAGTTCAAACCAACCGCTCGTTTTTCGAGATTGTCGCTGACGCCCGCGCCTTCCTCTCCCGCCTCGACGGCAAAGGCGGTGCGAAGTGAGCGCGCTTAAGGCGTGGCTCGACGACCTCGACGCGAAGGCGGCGAAGGCGACGCCGGATCTGATGAAGCCGAGCGAAGGCCATATCGCCGCTGTGAACGCCGCGCCCGTGCTGATCGCCATCGTGCGGGCGGCGGTGGAAAGGCCGTGGCGGCGCGTTCCTCCGTCGATCGGTTTCCAGTGGCAGTGCTACGGATGCGGCCATTACGAAAAGCACGGCGAGACTTGCTCCTACGCACCCATCGACGCCGCCCTCGACGCGGCGGAAAAGGAACTCCAATGACCACCTTCGACCCGTCTACGCTTACCTTCGTGATCGGTGCGGGCAATCCCGCCAAAGGCACCGCGTGCATCATGTCTGCCGCCGTCGCGAAGCTGCGCGTCTCGCGCGGCGAGCCTCTTGGTGAGGCGACCGACGTACTGGACTGCGCGTGCCCCGTCGTTCGCAGGCTGGCGATCGCGCGGAACGACTTGCCGATGGACGGCGAGCTTCGCAAACAATGGGCATTGCCGATGATCGACCGGATCATCGGTTCGCGGCGCGACGACGAGACGACGAGACGACGCGCGGAAGCGGTCGCACGGTACGCCGTCACGGTGATCGCGGCGGAGGCGTTGCGAGCCGCTGGGATGACGGATCAAGCCGACCGGCTGGCGTCGTTGCCGCCAACGGCGACGATGGGGGAGATGCGAGACGCTGCCGACGCCGCCGACGCCGCCGCCGACGCCGACGCCTCCGCCTACGTCGCCGCCGCCGCCTACGCCGCCGCCGCCGCCGCCGCCTACGCCGCCGACGCCGCCGCCGCCTACGCCGCCGCCGCCGACGCCGCCTACGCCGCCTACGCCGCCTTGGCCGCCGACGCCGCCGCCGCCGCCATCGAAAACGCCGCATACTTGCCACGAACCCGCCACCTCGACGCCATGATCGATTTGGCGCTGTCGATCGACGCGGCGGAAGCGGAGGCCAACCAATGACCGTCCAAGACAAACTGAGTGCGATGGGGGCGTGCCGCGAGGCGTTGGATTGGGCTTCCGACAAGGACGGCCCGACCATTTGGGCGGCTTGTGAACGCGGAGACTGGATGCTTTGGCTCTGCGGAAAGCTCGCGGGGCCGCCTATGTCGGAAGGACGCCGCCGACTTGTCGGAGCCGCCGCCGAGTGCGCGCGTTTGGCGCTCCCGATCTTTGAGCATCGCCGACCGGGAGACGGGCGAGTGCGTGCGACGTTGGATCTGTGCGACCGCTTCGCGCGGGGCGATGATGTATCTATGTCCGATATACGCGCCGCCGCCTACGACGCCGCCTACGCCGCCGCCCGCGCCGCCGCCCGCGCCGCCGCCCGCGCCGCCTACGCCGCCGACGCCGCCGCCGCCGCCGCCTACGCCGCCGACGCCGCCGCCTACGCCGCCGCCTACGCCGCCGCCTACGACGCCGCCTGTTCGCGCGTCCTAAGCGAGTGCGCCGACGTTGTGCGACGGCACTATCCGACGTGGCCGTTGAAGGAGTCCGACCATGCTTGACATCGGGAAGATCAAGGAGCGGGCGGAGAAGGCGACGACCAGCGAGCCGTACCGCGACGGAAGCATCTGGCGGATGCGCATGGCGGGACGACACATCTGGGAAATCGTCACGAAAGACCTGTTGCACATCGCATACGTCACGTTGGACGCGAACGCCGACTTCGTTCAGCACTCCCGCAACGACATTCCCGCCCTCGTGGCCGAAGTCGAGCGGCTGCGCGCGGCGCTCGACGCGATCCTCAACATCGTCTCCCCCGAGAACGACCCAGACGACCATAGCCTCACGGTTGAAGGCGTTGTGGACAACGTGCTGGCCATGCGCAACCTTCTGCACTCGACGATGAAGGAACGCGACGCGGAGCGGAAGGCGTGCGACGGCTTCTACTCGGCCGGAACCAAGACGCACAACTCCATCTTCGGAACGACGGAGAAGATCGACGCCGAAACCTATTGGCGCGCATGGGACCATCACCGCGCCCGCCGCGCGGCGGAGAAGGGGACGACGTGAGCGGGGAAATCACCACGGCGATAGACGCGGTGTTCGCCTTGCGCGAGCGCATCAGTGACTTCGAGTACCGAAATAACTTTGGACTCGGCGGATACAACGATGAGGCCCGCCGACTGATGATTGAGACGGCCGAGCGGTTGCACCGCGCGGCGGAAGCACTGGCGAAGCTGGCAAAATGAGCCGACATGAGCGACGAGAAGCCGTTTGCGGAGGCTTATCAGTGGAGCGGCGACGTTTGGTACGTCGGTTCGCCTACGCGAGACGCCGATGTTTACGTCGGAGAAACGTCGGAGCGCGATGCTAATGATCGTGCCGCCGCGATCAACGCCGCCTACGAAGCGCGATGCCAAGCCCGCGAGCGCAAAGCCGCCGCGAAGGCGCTCAGGGAGATTGCCAAGATCTACGAACGCAATCCCGGCACTATGAGTCACTGGGATGAGTTTGCCGACGATCTCCGCTCCCGCGCCTCCGCCATCGAGAAAGGCGAAGCGTGAAAATCGGCTCGCTTTTCAGCGGCATCGGCGGCCTTGAACTCGGACTCGAAAGAGCCGGTTGCGGTCGCACCGTTTGGCAATGCGAAATCGACCCCTATGCGCGGGCCGTTCTTGCGAAGCACTGGCCGGATGCTCAACGGTTTGACGACATCACGAAGATGCACGACGTTCCGCCGGTCGATCTGATCTGCGGAGGGTTCCCGTGTCAGGACATTTCCAATGCCGGAAAACGAGCCGGAATCGAAGGCGCACGAAGCGGACTGTTCTACGAACTCATGCGAGTCGTTCGCTTGGTTCGACCGCGCTTCGTCGTGCTGGAAAACGTCGCAGCGTTGCTTGGACGGGGAATGGGCGACGTACTCGGAGAGCTTTCCGAGAGCGGGTACGATGCGGAGTGGGATTGCATTCCGGCGTCCGCCGTCGGCGCCCATCACCGTAGGGATCGGGTCTTCATCATCGGAATTATGGCCGACGCCAACAACGTCGGAATGCGGACTAAGAATAGATCGAATTGTGGATGCGAGCGGGAATCCACCGAGGCATCCGAATCAGCGGCTTTACGACAAGGTGACCGGGAGGCTCGTATCGGACACGCTCGGACAGGCCGTGCGAATGTGGCCGACGCCGAAAGCGGGAAGACCGGATCAGGACTCGCAGTTTGCTGGCGACAATCCGACGCTTGCGAGAGCGGTACGGCTTTGGCCGACGCCGACCAAAGAGGACAGCCGCGGCGGAGTATCGACGACGCCGGGTGGGGCGCGATCGTCGGGGCTCAACGCGACCGTGGGTGGACACCTGAACCCTCCGTGGGTCGAGTGGCTCATGGGGTTCCCTCTCGGGTGGACAGGCTTAAGTGCCTCGGAAACGCCGTAGTTCCTGCCGTTGCCGAGGTGGCCGGCCGTCGCTTGCTTGAAATCAGGAAACGCATTGCGTTACCATGATGCATGACAAGCCCAAACACTCGGACGCGGTTGATATGGCGGGATGGGAAAAAAGTCCGCGCTCATCGCTGGATCATGGAGCAGAAGCTCGGGCGAAAGCTACTTGCTTCGGAGCATGTCCACCACATCAACGGAAACCCATTGGACAACCGCGAAGAAAATCTTGTCGTTCTCTTGAGCGCGGCACACATGAGACTGCACAAGCAGTCCTACCCAGACATAAAGAAGTGCGTCGTTTGCGGATCGCCATTCACGGTAAATCCGCGCAAGCGTTTGCGAAACAAGTGCTGCGGCGACCCATGCGCCGCAAAGATGCGTGCGGACGGTCGCAGGGAACAGGCGTCGCGGAAGTCGTCGGGCGGCGCGTGATGGAACTGATGACATGAAGCGCCTCGCCTCCGTCCTGCTCGTCGCCGTCCTCTACGCCGCGATGGTCGCGGCGGCTTACGTCGTCCATCTGAACGACCAGCACCTACCGCCCCCGCCGGTCGCGGGGAGAAAGTGACCATGTTCGACCCAAGCAAGATCACCATCCGCAACCAACTCGACGAGAACGGCAAACCGGCTGGTGGGACGGCCTTCGTGAACATCCCGTTCGGGCAGGGACATTCGATCGTTGCCCGAGCGGACTTTCAAGAAGGCCCCATCAAGGATGCCAAGGGCCGCAACGGAGCGTTCGTGGAAGACTTGATCTACATCGCGCAGAAGCGCATCGAGTTCTACAACGCTGCGGGCTTCGCGTGCGAGGAGAACCACGAAGCCCTGCGCGGGCTCAAGATCGCCATGGACGCCTTGCAGGCGCGCACCGCGAGGCGCACGGCTCAAGGCGTCGAAGGCACGCACGAAGGCACCTAATGCGCCACATCCTTTCGGACACGCTCAGCGTCAAGGACTGCTTCGAGTTCCTATCGGTTGACGTAGGTCTTGAGCAGGAGCAGCACGTCACTTTGACGGTATCCGATGCCGTTAAGCTGCTGGTCTTCCTTGCACAGTGGGCTGGAAGATGCGCAGAGCAGGTCAACGAATAGTCTGCTCAGGCGGCCCCGCCAGCCGCTCGGACGGCGGCGGCGACTCCAGGTAGGGGTTGCCCCGCTCGTCCGTCAGCGGCCCGCTCACGCCAGCCCGAAGAGGCTAAACGCCTTGCGCACCAGACCGAGCTTCAAATCGGCGCGCTGGACGTCTTGCGCGAGCGCCGCCAAGTTCTTGGCGACTTCTTCGTCCGTCAGCACGGACCGCGGCCCGCGCGCGATCGCGTCGTCCTGCGGCAGCGTGACGAGGCCGAGCGCCGCGGAGACGGCGTCCGGAACCTCTCCGACCGGCCCCCGCTCGAGCCGCGCCGTCAACAAAACCCGGGCCGCCTTGAGCACTTCGTCGTCGCTGTAGGTCATTGGATGTTCACCCCGATCTTGGCGCCGGTGTCCTTCATGAAGCGCGCGAACTCGGATTCCTGCCGCGCGTAGACCTCCATCGCCGCGGCGATGCGGTCCTGCTGTCGCCCCTTCGGATCGTCAAGCCACGCGCGGAGCTCGCGATCAAGCTGAGCTGTGATTTCCCGGCGCTTGGCTGCGACGGCCGCGCGGGTCGCGGCGCGGTCGGCGTTCTGTTGCGCGACGAGGCGCGAGACGGTTCCGACCTCGACCACGCGCAACGCGGGCGCGCCGTCGTCGAGTTGCCCGGACGGTCGCGACGCGCCCGCCGAGGGCGAACCGGCTCCGCCAGCCGGCGCCACGACGGCCGAGGCGTCCGCGAGATCGCGGGCGAACTTCGCTTCGATCGCCGCTTCGCCGATCTGCACGATCAGGTCGAGCTCGCGCTCGAGTGACGTGCGTTGTCGGGCATCGACGGCAAGCACGAAATCGCGGAACTCCGCGTTGCGCGCGCTGGTCAGTTGCGCGTTGTGCTGCGCGGCGACCAAGGCGTACTCCGAGGCGCACGATCCTCCCATCAGGAGGCACACGAACAGAATGGTGGTTTTCATGGTTTGAGGGCCGAGCCGCGCCCAAGTCTCACCTTGCCGCCCGGAGTTCATTTGGCGGTCGCGCGACTCGGCGGGCAGATTATAGCATGTCGGAATCGCCGGTGGGCGTGTCGGGATCGTCCGGCGGTCCTTCCAGCAAGTCTGGCACGTCGAGCCCCGGCAGCGTTTCTCGGCAGACGATGCGCAGAATCCCGTCCACTTGCCGCCGAAAGTACCGCTCGCGTCGATGCCGCCGCATCGCGCGGCTGGCCGCATCGTGCCACCGCAAATGAAGACTTCGCAGGTCGCGCTCAAGGCGACGAACGCGAAGCGAAAGGTATGCGACGATTGCGGTTAGAATCGCGACACCTGCCCATTCCATGCGGGCGGGATCATACGCGCGCTCGGTCCCGATCTCGTGCGGTTTCGTTGAGGTCTTTCAAAACCCCGGTGTTTTCCTTCACCGCGGCGACCAAGTCTTTCAATCCGTCGACGACCTTCTCTTGCCCGGGACCGATGCGATCGACGACCGCCTTGACCACGTAGGCCAAGAGGGCGCCGAGAATCACGATCAGAGTCCCGAGCATCCACTTGATGCTTGGGTCGTCAGGCACGACCGTGTCCGGAGCCATCATAGGATGTCCATTTCGGCAAAGAGAGCGGACAAGAGCAACGATCCACCGGCCCGCGAAGGCTCCATCGCACCCATCGACTTCGCGGTCGCGCTCTTGCGCTTGCCGGAAAAGTCATGCGTGACGCCGGAGCCGGAAAGATCGGTCCCCGTGTTGAAGCACGGCGACGTGCGGAGGATTCCGAACTGCCCGTTGCTGGTGCCGGACAGCGCAGGGTTGGTGGTGATTTCGCCGGTAGACAGCACGACGCCTACCGAGGTGTTGCCGCCGAAGCAGTTGTAGGTGTGGTTCAGCGTGCCCGCCAACACCGACACCCCCACATCGAAGTTCGTGATGATGCAGTTCACCAAGTAAACCGTGCCGCTCAGCACGAAGAACCCGGCCACCCCGGAAGCGGCGGCGCCGTAGACGGTGCATCCGTAGAAGTTGCCGCGATCCGACGTTGACGCGCCGATGCCGCCAAGGTCGCTCGCGTTGCAAACCACCTTGCACGATCGCACCGTTTGCTCGCTACCGGCGTCTACCGCGTTGATGACGAAGTTGAGATTGCACGAGACGGACAAGCACCGCTCAACGACCCCGGCGGAGTTGTTGATGTTCTGCACCGCGCTCTTGGTATTCCCCTCGAAATAGCACTTGGAAACCAAGAAGTTCGGAGCCCCGGCCCCCATCGCTCCGCCCTTGTGCGTCGATACCCCGTCGCCGTCCGTCAGTAGCTCCGGCAACGATCGCGCTTTGCGCGTCCCGTTCCAGCAGCACCGCGAGCGGAACACCGTGAAACTGGGCAGGTTGTATCCGCCGCAACCGTCTTCCGAGTTGTAGGAAAGGTCGCAGTCGCGAATCGTCAGGCTGTCGCAATCGTCGCCAAGGACGCCGTTTCCGTCCCACCCATAGACGGCCAGCCCTTCCAAAGTCACGTCGTCAGCCGTCAGCAAGTAAACGCCGCCGCTGTTGGCGTACAACCCTGAGGTTCCGGTCTGCGAAGTGTTGTCCACCCGGTAGTACCGCGTCGCGGGAGTCGTCGCCGCGTAGACGTAAAGCGTCGTCGCTCCCGAATCGTAGTACCACTTGTATTCCGCGTCGAGTTCCAAGACGGAATCGCGCCGATCGCCCTTAACCCACGTCGTTGACGTAGGCCGGAAGATCAACGCTTGCGGATCGCTGGCGTAGGAAGTGATCTTCCACACGTTACCGGCGTGATTGACCCACGATCCGGCCACCGCCGCGCCGCCGTAAATGATCGGCTTCGCTTGCCCCGTCGCACCGCGAACCGTCAAGCCGGAAACCGCGATGGCAACCGCATCCGTGTACGTCCCTTCCGAAACGATGATCGTGTCGTTGGCGGACGCCGTAGCGCAAGCGTGAGCAACGGTCGCCCACGGCGTCGCCTCCGACCCGTTCGCGGCATCGCTGCCCGTCGTCGAGACGTAGTAGGTCGCCATTGCTCAGCCGACCGAGGCGTACAGGCCGATCGCGTGAATGATCGCGGTCGACGCAGAGAGGTTGTAAACCCCGAGCGACGTTTGGCGGTCTTCGCAGGCGATGACCGCTGGACCGTGCGACGGGCCGATCCAGTAGGAGTAGCCCGCCACCGGGGTGGCGGCCGTGCCATCCGTGGTCGGCGCGGCGGCGCCCCACTTGGCGGTGATTTCGACGTCGGTGTCCGAGGTCAGAATCACCGTGTTGACGCCCGCATATCCGTCCCCGGTCGCCTCCGAGTAGGTCAGCGACGCGGCGGTAGTACCCGCGAGGCTAAACCGGGAGGTCCACGGGTTTCCGGACTTCGACCGAATGCTCATGACGACTCCAAGCGCCTTCGCGGCCCGTGCTCCCGATCGACCGGCCCTCAGCCGACCGAGCGCACGGGCCGCGTCGGCATGGTATCAGCGACCGATGCGTCCGAACCCCAAGGTGGCCCGCGATCGGCTTTGAATCTTCTGCTCCGCTCCGTATTCCCGGGCGGCGGCTTCCGTCTGTGCGGCGTCGGCGGCGCCCTCGATGAGCTCTTTCCGCAGCGCCTCGATGTTGGCGTCGCGCTTCGCCCCGGGTGGCGCGTTCTCCAGTTGCCCACGAAGCCGCGCGGCGGCCGCAGAACGTCGGTTCTGGTCGTGGCGCCGCGCCTCGCGGACCTGCTCCGCGGCGTCGATCTGGTACTGCTTCGGAAGCACGCCGAAAGCCGAACTCGCCAACCGCTCCGCGATCGGCAATTCCTCGCGCGATCCGAGTTTCTGGCCACGCTCGACGGCGTTGACCATCAGCCTGGCTTGGTCCAAGTTGATGACGTTCAGGCGATCAAGCTCCGAAAGAAGCCGGATTTGCCGGAACGTCTGGTAGACCTTGGCCGGAACGGCGACGCCGAACATCTCCTTGGCCTGCCCCTCGTAGGCTTCGATCTCCGCTCCCGAAAACGAGTCGCTGTTGACCAAGAGCTCGATCGAGAGTTTCGCGATCGGGTTGAGCTGGCCGACCAAGTAGCGGTAGACCGGCCCCGCCTTCCCCTCCTCGACCGGCTTCCCGATCGACTCGAGCGCCGAGGCGAGCTTGGAAAGTTCGGCCGCGGGAAGGTATCCGCCGAAGAGGAAGTAGGCCGGACCGGCGGGCGTCTTCTTGTACGGCACCCCGAGCCCGTCCTTGACGAAGTCGGGAAGGATGCGCTCCATGTCATCGGAGACGCCCACGGACGTCGCCGCGTTGCGCTGCATCTTCTCGATCCACGAAACGGTGCCGGGCTTCTCGATGAACTGCCGCACCGTGGTGGCCATCGCCCACGACGCAAACTCCCCGAACGGGAACGCGCGCGCCACCTTGGACTTCATGAACGTGGTGGCGTTGGCGCGGGGCGTGTAGGTGTTGCGCCGCACGAAATCGAGCGCTTGTTGCGGCGTCTCGCCGCGCTTCAAGCCGTCGATGAATCCCGTGATTTTGACCCAATTGTCCCCGAAATTGGCGACCTCGTAGCCCTTCCGCGTCAACGGATTGGTGGTCGGAGACGGCGAGAAAATCTTGCGGGAGAAAAAGTCGGTCCACGGCGTCGCGCCGCCCGCCCGCACCGCGGTCGCCGACGATTCCATGACGGCGTCGCGAATGAGCCCGGAATCGAGCACGCCGTTGTCGGACAGGAACGTCAGCACGCGATCGGCGGTCGAGAACTCCGCCGGAACGCCCTTGATCGCAACCTTGGCTCCGAGCTCTTCAATCGTCCCGTGCCCCGCCATGACGCGCTTGAAGGCCCGGGCGGTCGCCTGCGCGTCCCACACGGCCGAGCGCGACACCGGCGCGCCGCGGCCGATGGACAGGGTCGCGAAGCCCGTGATGGCGTCGCGCACGCGGCCGTTGAAGAACGCGATGTTGCCGACCGTCCATGCCTTCCAGAGCGACGTGACCGAATCGAGCCCGCGCACCACGGCATACTTGCGCAGCGGGTCGGGCCGCGTGAGGTCGCGGTGGTACTCGGTGACCGCGTTCAGGTCGCGCTGGTCCACGAAGTGCACCCGCGCGTCCGGAGAGCGCCGCACAATCGCCGCCTGCTGCTTGGGGTCAAGCGCTTGGAACGGAATCAGGCCCTCGCGCGCGGCGCGGCGGTACTCACGAATTTGGCGCGCGGCGACGCTTCCGTGCGTGCCGAGCTTTTTCAGGTGTGCAAGATGCTTTTCAGCGGCGCGCAGGTCGCCGTAAACCGACGTCGCGTACTCTCGGAATTCATCGGAGAGTTCGTCGATCTGCGACTGAATCGCCGCGCGCGTGCTTTGCGTGTTGAGCTTGGCCCGCGACAGGCGCTCCCGGACGTCTGCGGCGCGCTCGCGCAACTCGCGCTCGACCAGCGTTTCGATGGCCTTCGGATTCTTCGCAATCGCTAAGTCGTCCTTGAAGGACGCGAGAATGGCCGCGTCCTTTTCCAAGGCGGCCCGCTCCGCCCGCAGGACGGCCGCTCGTTCGGCCGCGGACGATGCCGCGAGTTCTGCCGCATCGACCCGTCCCGCGAGCTCAGGAATCGCGCCAGAGGCTTCGTCGGCCTGCCGCGAGTAGAACTGAAAATTCCGACCGGCCCGCTCGGCCGCGAGGTCGGCGGCTTCGGTCTGCCGGACGTCCGCGGCGCCGAAGGCGCGATCCGCGGCTTGGCCGGACCGCTCCGCCCGGGCTGCCGTCTTGCGGACCTTTTCGCCGCCCACGAAGGCGGCCTTGGCCGCCTCGGTGGCCTTGCGGTCCGCCTCCGCGAGCGCGGCTAATTCATCGTCGATTCCGACGATCGACTGCCGCACCGCCTCGAGTTCGGCCTCGGCGGTCTTGGCCGATTCGAGTCGCGCCGCCGCGCGCTGCCGCGCATCGCGCACGACCGTATCGGCCGTGAAATTCCGCTGCGCCCCGCCGCCCTTCGTGCCGACAAAGGCCGTCTCGCCGGACGCATTGAGCTCGCGAGCCTGCCGCAACAGGTTCCGCTCTTGAATCGCCAGCCGTTGATCGACGAGCGCCTGCTTCATCATCACCGTGGCGGCGTCGTCGTTGTCGTAAACGCGCAGGTCGGCGTTCAGCAACTCCTCTTCCGACATCGGGCGGCGCGTGCCCTTCGGTAGCAGGCCCGCGCGCTTCGGCTTCGTCGGGGCGCCCGCGACGTGCCCGATGTCGCGGGCCTTTTCCAGACCGGCGACCGTTTTGTCGAAGTCCGCGCCTTCGGCGTCGATGAGTCCGTCCACGTGATCGCGCAGGCGATCGCGATGGAGCAAGAACCGCGAATTTCCGTCGCGACCGAATTGCTCCGCGACGAAGGTGTCTTCCGCAACGCGCTCGAGGCGGCCGCCCTTGCCCTCGACGACGGCCACGTAGCCCTTGTCGCTCAACTGCTGGATTTCTTGCGCCCGCGCCGCCAAATCTCGCGCGGCGAAGTCGCCCTTCGAGATCGCGCGAAGAGCGTTGCGGCGGAAGTTCGCCGAGCCGAGCGCCTGCCCCGAAGCGCGCGCCCGCAAGAGGTCCGCGAAAATCGGGTTGACGTTGAAGAAGTCGGCCGCGTCGTCGTCGACCTTGCGCAACTGCTTGACGAAATCCGCGTCGAAAATCTTGGTGAAGAACCCGGCTTCTTGCTCCGCCAGTTTGGCGATGTCGTCGAGCGGGACGTAGCCGGTCGCGCGCGTGCCGAGCTCGCGCACCACGGCGTTCGCTTCCACCGTAGTGAGGTCCGTGAACTTGCGACCGCGCATGAACGCTTCGATGCGATTGAGCCCCGATCCGGCCCCTTGAATCGCCGCATCGAACCGCGCGTTGATGAGCTTGCGCGCTTCGTCCGTCACGTGCCGCGGAACGTAGTGTTCAAACATCCCGTTCAGGATGCCTTCGGCTACTTCCTTGTCGCCGAGCTTCCGCATGAAGCCGACGGCGTTCACGAGGTACTTGTCGAGCCCTTCGCGAAGTTTCCCGCCGCCCGCCTGCGAAGCGTCGATCGCCGCCATGACTTCGTCGACGTCGCGTAGAACCGACTCGCGAGCGCCTTCGATCGTGCGCGCCTCTTGCATCGCCACCGAGGAAGCGACGTCGGCGCGCGCCTTCTCGAGCGGCGTCGCAATGTCGCCGACCCCGGCGGTGCGATCCGCGATCTGCACCCAATCGGGCGTAATCGGAACCATCGCCGGTTGCTCGAGGATCGCTTTCAGCTGGTGGATGTCGTCGAACGACGCCAGCCCTCGCTCGCGCATTTCCAGCACGACGCGCTGCGCCGCGGGCGAACTCAGCAGGAACTCTTGCGCCTCCTTAGGCGTCTGCGCAAAGACTTGGAGGAACGCCGACTCGACGCCCGCGCGAGTGCCTCGCAACTGCTCGCCGAGACGCTTAATCGCCCGGGCTTGCTCCGGATCGGAAATGCCGATCGCTTGGGACGTCAGCGCGCGCGTGATGCCGTTGAGGGGGCCGGTGCGCATCCATCCGGCCCACGAATCGAGCCCTTCCGCGATGTTCAGCGAAAGCGACTGGAAGCCCATCTTTCGGAACGACGCATCGAGCACGGGCAGCCCGAACGCGATGCGCTCCATCCAAGGGAACTTGAAGACCAGCGCCGCGCGCTCGCCGTTCTTGATCCCCTGCGCCACGCCTGCCGCGATGTCCATGCCCGCCGCAACGCCCTTGGCCGTCTTTCCGAAGGCCGTCACGAACGACGACGGATCGGTCAGGATGTCCCCGGCGAGGTTGAGCACGAAATTGCCCATCCCGCTTTGGTCGGTGTCTCCGAACGCACGGCGAATGTCCGCGGTATACGTCTCGCGAAAATGGTCCTCGGTGATGCCGAGCCAGTCCGTCAATTTGGTGGTCGGCAGGCCGCGATAGAAGCCCTCGACGAACCCCTCGAACGTGCCCTGCTCTCCGATGCCGCGCACCGATCCGCGAATCGCGTGCGCCCCGAGGAGCGTTTCCGGCGTCTTGAGGATCGTCGTAAACAGCCCGTCCTCTTGGTCCTTCTTTCGCTGCTCCAACTCCGCGCGGACTTCGAGCTCAGACGGACGGTATCCGTCCAGCGCGTCTTGGCGCGTCGTGAATCCGCCGAGAGCGGGAAGTTTGAAGGGGTCTGGCATCACTTACCAGCCGCGGCCTTGGCCGCTTCCAAAACGATCGTGGCCGGTCCCGCCGACGAACGCGAGCGCGACTGGTTGGCACGGCGCGAAGCGGCGTCCCAATTGCTCAGAATCGCATCAATCACCGCCTGTTCGTCGGCCTTGTCGCCAAGGCGGTTTTCGATCGCCACCAAAACTTCTTGCGGAACTTCGCTATAGAGGAACTTTCGCACCCAACCGGCGCGCTCCTCTTGCTGTGCGGTTTTCTGCGCTTTTACTTTGGAATCCGCCTTCTCCCGCAACACCACGGACGGCTTCTTGCCGACCGGCGGGATCGTGCCCGCGGCAGGCCGCGTGTCGGCCGCGGCGGGAGCCACCGGACGCGATTCAGCCGCAGGCCTCGACTCCGCCACCGGCCGCGACTCCGCAGCGGGCATCGCGTTCTGCAGCGCGGTCACCGCCGCCACGTCGCCGCCGCGAATCTGCGCCATGATCTTGGCGACGTCGGAGGAGCTGGCGGACGCCGCCTTGCCCTTGCCGAAGAGTCGCATGTACGCTTCGACCGACCCCTCGAACGACGTCGTGCGCCCGTTGATAAGGTCGTCTCGCGCGGCGGACACGGCGGCTTGCCGAAACGTGCTGTCCAACTGCTCGATGTTCTGGTCCTCTTGGCGCAAAGTCCGCCAGATATCGAAGGCCATCTGCTCTTCGCGCGCCTTGTTGGCGTCGTATCGCGCCGCCTTGCGATCCTCCTGCGCCGACTTCCGTTCGGCACTGTTGACCAGCGCCGGAAGAATCGTCGGGGAAAAGCTCGTGGTGCCCTGCGGCAAAAGCCCTTCTTGAACGCCGAACGCCGCCGCGTCCGCCGCTTCCTTGTCTCGTTGCGCTTGGTCCGCGGCGCGCGCTTCGGCCCGGCTCGCTTCGTCTGCGGCGCGGCCCTCGCGAGCCATTGCCGCGGTGAACTCCGCTTCCCCGACCGGGGCCAACATGCCGAGCGCTTGGCCGCGGCTCAGGTCTTCGGCAAAGCGGCGCGCGTCCTCCCGCTCGTACCGGGATTGCTCGATTTCGAGCTGCGTCCGCTGCATGTCGAGTTGCTGCTGGAACCGCCGATCGCTGCGGTCCATTTCCTCACGGCGCAGTTTCGCGTCTTGCTCGCGCTGCCACGCCTCCCACGACATGCGGCGCTGCTCCGCCTGCATATCGGCGACGCTTTTCCCGCCGAAACCGGCGGCGAATCCCATCGCAATCGCTTGCAGGATGCCGTCGAAGGCGGGCGGCGGGGCGCTCGTGTCGGAGGGAGGCATCACTTCGGCCCCATGATCTGCGTCAAAATCTGATCGAACTGCGCTTTTTGCTCCGCCTCACGACGCCGCTGCTCGAGGAGCGTCATGACGTTGGAGCCCGCGCCGGCCAACGCCGTGCCGGACTTCTCGAAGAAGCCCGCCCACGGATCGGGCGTCGATGCGATCGCCGCCCCTTGACCGAGGTAGGCGTTGGCTAGGTCGCGCGTCGGCTGCTGCTCGATCCCGAGCAAAGCGGCCAGCATGCGCGCCGCCTGCTCTTCGCCCGCCAACTGCGACTCGGCGGCCCGGATGTCGATGTCGCGATTCAACTGCGCGATGCCCGTGCCGAGCGACCGGGCGACGCCGCCCTCGGACTTGCCGGTCGTGCCGGACCGGATGCTGCCGGACGCGCCCGCGCGCGAACGGATCGCGTTTAGCGCCGACTGCGAAGCCGTGTTGATGTCGGCCGCACCGCGCGCCTTGAGCAATTCCACGGTGCGCGGGTCCAGCGCGGACGGGTTGATTAGCCGACGCTCGACCAACTGCGACAGAAGCCGCAGCCGCGGGTCTTCGGCCTGCCCTGCCGCCAAGCCTTCAAGCCGACGAATGCCTTGGTCCTGACGGGCAAATCCGGCGTCTTGACGCTTCGATGCCGCGTCCGCCGCGAGAAGGTTGCCGCCCACGGCCCCCGCCGTCGTGATGGCCGCCGCGGTGATAAGGCCGCTCATTGGATCGCCTCCGTCAACCGCTTTTCCAACTCCAACCCGCCGTGGTCGTAGTCCAGAAACAGCGTCTTTTCGATGCGCTCGACGTCCGTGTCGCTCGTCTGATGGATCGTCACCCACACCACATCTTCGACGACGTAGCACGCGCGGCGCGTCCCGGGCTTCGTCACGCCGCAGAACGGCGCCGCGATCTCGACCACGCCGTCGTCTTCGGTGAACACCCGCACGCGGCCCTTGAGCACCATGAACGGATGCTCCGTCAGGTGAATCTTGGTCGTGACCAGCGTTCCGGCCGGGGCGCTCGTTTCGCGAATGTAGACGCCGCCGACGAAATGGTGCGACGTGGGACACTCCACCTGCGGCGCGCGCGCGAGCTCGATTTCGAGCACGTCAATCGCGTGGCTGTAGCCGATGGGGAGCATGTCCGGATGATACCCGACCCCTACGTCCGCACCTTCCGCTTCCCGGTGAATTTGATGCACGTGACGCGGATCGTCGCCGCATAGGTGTCGTTGGCGTTTCCGGCCGTCGCGTCGCGCTGAATCACGCCCTTGACGAAGTCGTCCGCCTCCGCGTCGTTGGCGGCCAAGACTCCGGTGATCGAACACGTCGCGAGGTCGCCCGCCGAGTACCCCGTCAAGACGATCGTTCCCGACACTTCCCGCAGCGTCCCGCCGCTCAACAGGAGCTCGTCGCGCGCGACGGATCGCACGCTGGTAGATAGCTGCACCTGATTGCCAGCACCGGCGTTAGACGCGAGGCGGAAAAACACCTTGGCGTCCACCGCTTCGGTTAGGTCGAGTTCGTCAGGGATCGGAAACTGGAAGTGCCACCACGTGACGTTCGCGTCCGTGGCGTCGCGGCCGACAAAGTGCCCGTCGCCGTCCGTCGTGTCATTGATGGACCCGTCCGCCACCGCCAACGTGGGGGGCGACACGGCCGCCGTTCCAACGATCGGGCGTCGGTCGAATTCGTACCACCACGTGATCGTCTCTTTGGTCGTCGCCCAAGCGACTCCGGCCGCCGCGGAGGAAGCGGCGATCAGAGGAAAGCCGTTCGTCCCGACACCTACGCGCACGTGGTCGGTCCCGTCGTGCGCAATGAGGTCGCCCTTGGTCGTGCCCGGCGCCAGCGCGTCGAAAGCGGGCGTCTTGCTGGTCTGCCCCGTGCCGCCGTTGGCGATGCTCACCGGAAGCGAGGGGATCGCCGACTCGAGCGCTTCGATACGGTCGTCGTGGTTGTTCTGACGCAAGAACACGCGCCGCAGCGTGTCCGACATCCACGACATGAAGGTGTGCCACCGCTGACGAAACGGAGCGAGCCCCGTAAGGTCGCGGGGGAACTCCGGGGGCTCTCCGCCCTGCCACGTGAGCTTGGGCATCAGAGCGCCGCAATCATCTCCGCAATCGCTTCGATGGCGGAAATCTTGATCGCTCCGACGCTCGGCATCCACATCGTCGGCGTGCCGGTCGCAAGGGCCTGCTCGCCGATGCGCACGCGCAGCAAGCCGCCGATGCCTCCGATGTTGATTTCAAGCGCTGACGTGCCCACCGGCCACTGGCGGATTTCGTTCGCCCAACCAGCGATCGACTGGTCGTAGCGGTTTTCGTCGAGCTTGTAGGCGACGCGCAGGTACAGCGGGTCAACCGTCGATTCTCCGTAGAAGCGCAGCCACTTCATGCGCTTCTTGTCGAGGGCGGACCCGAACCGGAAAACGAGCTCAAGGTAGCTCTGAATGCCGCCGACGATGAACACGTCGCCGTTGGCGATCCCGGTGAGGTCGGCGTCATCGGCCGCAATCAACGTCGTCGCGTCCGGGTTGTCGCGCAGCGTGAATTCCGCCGCCTGCCCGGTCGCCGCGATGAGCACGTAACACCGCTGAAAGCGAAGCTCGGACACCGGGCCGAGCGCGCCCGAAACGGTGATCGTTTTGCCAGACACCGACGACACCGTGCCCACCGCGGTCACGCCGGAGAAGCCGTCCGCCAACTGGTCTTCGACGTCCAGTTTGCAGATGTAGCCGCCGCTGACGCCCCACAGCGACGCCGAGCCGTTCTCGTCGTCGATCTGGTCGCCGCAGTCGAGCGACACGTCCCACTTCGACCACACGCGCCGCTCCGTGTCGAAGATCAAAAGCGTGTCGTTCGACGAAGCCGACGCCGAGAGGTTGACCGCGAAAACGATCTGCGATTTGGAGCGGTTCCGCGTTGCGACGAATCGACGCCGATTCTCGCCGCGAACCTTGCGCAGCATCGTGCGCGAAATCGACGGACGCTCCGCTTCCTGCAAGAACTTCGGAGCATCAAGCGTGCGCTCTCCCGGTCCGGACAGATTCGATTGGTCGAATCCGTTAGTGAACCAGATGCCGTCTTCGCCGATGAAGTACGCGGTGTTGCCGACGCCGACGATCGCCTGCGGACCGACCGCGCCGGAAGATCGCTCCGTAAACTGAAACGCCAGCGGATCGTCCGGATCGCCGGTCGTCGTCAGCACCGCGCGGCCGTCCGAGAAATCGACCGCCGCCGAGTTGATGAGCGACGTGATCGCCGTGATCGGGCGCCCCGAATCCAAGTCGAGGTCTTTGTAGTCGCCGCCAAGCAGCCCGTCGTCGGGGAGCCAGTAGCCCGGGACTCCCGGCTGCGAGAAGTAAAGCCGAGTCGGGAATTCCTGCGAACCGCCGACGAGCGTGTAATCCTTGAACTGCGCGATGATCGTGCCCTTGGGGGCGGCGGCCTGCCCAAAGTAGTCCGTCATCGCCTCGGACGACGTCGAGACGCTGTCAATCGTCGTCGAGTAAACCGTCGTCGTGTTGTCGTTGATCTCGGCGACCAAGTAGGCGACGTCGCCGTCAGCGCCGCCCAACGCCGTCATGAACACGCGGCGCTGGTTGACCTGCGAATCGGACGAAACCGGGATCGTCAGCGTCGCGATCTGGTCGTCCGGAGCCACAAAGGTGATGAGCGTGCCCGGGCCGGGATTCGACTCTTCGCCGGTGTCGCGGTTTCGGAATCGAACGTACAGGTAGTACGAGCCCGCGGTGAAAGAGCCGGTCGTCCCGAACGTCGGAATGGCCGCCGCTTCGGGTGGTTCGATTCCGAGCCCGAAAACGCCGTCGCCGTTGGTCCAAATCGGACGACGCCCGGGAGCCCCTGCGGCAAGGAACCGCTGCCCGTACTGCGCCGACGTCCACGCATCGGCCGCCGCCGGAAGCGCTCCGATGATTCGCAAGTCGGCCGTGAGCACGTTGAGCGCATAGGCCGTCGTGCCAGCGAAAACGATCGCCTCTCGTCGCGTCTTGCGGTCGTTGACGAATCGGTCGTAGGCGCGAAAGAGCGTCGCGCGCACCGGCTCTTGCGGGTCCACCAAGCCGACGTCGGAGGAGCACCCCGAATCCGCCAGCGGCCGCAAGTACGCCTGCCAGCCACCGTTCGTGACCGGCTGGAACCCGAGCACCGAAAGCGGCCCGGTTCCGGCTCCCTCGTTCAGTTTGAGGTAGCACGCGATGCGATGAACGCCGCCGCTCGTCGAGGCGTTCCAGTTGTCCACTTCGGCGAACGGTCCGTAAGGCAACCCCGTTTGGAAGATGCCGCCCACGCCGACGAACACGAGCCCGGAATTCGCGTCGGTCGAGACGATTTGGAAATCGTCGACCATGCCCCACAGCGCACCGGACGCGCCGAACACCATCGTGCCAAGGCGCGATGATGCGAAGTTCGTGACGTGATTCCCGATCGCCAAGTCCTGCGAAGTCACGCCGGGGTTCAGCGCGCCGCACGCCGTGAGGTTCGTGAAGAAGTTGGTGCCGAAGACGAGCGGATTCCCGTCGTCAATCGCGATCTGATAGCCCCACGAACCGTTCACCGATCCGGTTCGCAGCACCGAAATGCGCAGCCGCTTGCCGACCAACGACGACATCGTCGGCACGGGAGCGCCCGCCGTCATCGTCGCCGTGACACCGCCGTCTCGATAGTCGAACTGCAAGCGATCCGACACCACGCGAATTGCCACCGGGGCCGGAATCGCCGCGTCGGCTCCCATCCACAAGATCGTGCCGTTGGGAACGGCGGTCGCTCCGGGAGGCATCTCCGGCTCGTAGATGATCCGCACCGTCCAGTGCGCGCAATTTCCCGCCGCGACGGTGAACACCGACGCAATCGTCGTCGTGCCGCTCGTCGTGTCGCGCAGGTCGATGAACTGGTTGCCGCCCTTGAACCGCACGGCGGACTGCCCGAGCACGCGGACGTTGTCCGACTGACGCTCCCACGGCGGCGGGTTGTTGGGAATCAGCGCGTGGTTCGTGCCGACGAAGTCGCGCTTGATGCCCGCGTCGTCTCCGTCGTTGAGCTTCCAGTAGCCGTCGAGCGCCGCCGCGTGCGACGCGGGCAACTCGCGAATGTAGTACTTGTTCGCGGTCGTCGGGTAGAAGTCGAACGACGCAGGGCCGCCCGCCAACGAAGCGCCAAGACGCGGTTCGCAAATGGTCGCGTCGATGAAGTCGGTCCCGATCGTGTTCAATGCGGTGGTACCGACGCCGAGGTAGATGTCCTGCGCCGCCGTCCAGTTGAATGCGGCGATGCCGCCGCCAAACGACACCGACGTCGCGTTTCCGCTTTCATCCCACATGCGAAAACCGAAATCGAGCAACGCCGCAGAGAACTCGATGAACCGATACGCGCCGACCGGCCGCGTCGTGCCGTCGCCGTCATCGAGCGTCAGCGTTCGCGTGGCTCCCGCAGTAGCGTCGCGCACGCGCAGCACCCATGCGCCAAGCGCTCCGGTGCCCGCCGCGGGGTCGTACCGGATGTCGAAGAACAGATTGCCTGCCGCGCCGAAGCCCCACGACACCAGCGTCACCGCGGCCGCCGGACGACGCCGCAGCACCAAGCCGATCCCGAAATAGAAGTTGGAATTCGTCGGCTGGTAGCCCGCTTGGTTCTTGATGACCAAGTGGTCGTTGCGGCCGTCGAGCCGCGTCGAGCCGTTGCGCAGCGGCCCTGCGATCCGCACCGTTCCGCCGCGGCGCTTGGCGCCGTCCTCGAAAAAGTCGGAGTTGATGAGCTCGCAGCACTCGCCGACCGTCAGCGCATCCGGGCGGCTCTTGTCGGACAACCCCTTGAACGGACGCGAGCCGCGCTCGATCCGCTCTGAAACGATCCGGCCCATTAGGGCGCCGCCGTCCCGTCGATCGTCGGAGCCGGATCAAGACGCGAAATGCCGCGCCCCGCGTCGTAGCGGGCTCGCTGCCGTTGCGCCCCGATGATCCGATTGGAAGCCGCCTTCGTGTCCGACAACGCCGAGCGCCAGCGAGACTCGTAGAGCGCCAGCCGTTGCGGATCGTTCATCAGGCCCGGGAGGTTCGCCACGGCGCCCCACACAAGCACGTGGTGCATGGACGGCGGAATGCGGACGTCCAGATTCGTCGAGTCGGCCGCGGCGTCGATCGCCGCAGGCGTCGCGATGTAGCGGTATTTGAGCGTGCGCACGGTGGACGGCGTCGGGTAGAGCCGAATGATCTGCGCCCCCGTCGAGACGTCCGAATGCGGCAGGCAGTAGTGCGTCGGAGGGTCGGACTTCCGCGACGTGTCATGTCCTCGGTTGGCGACCCAATCCTGCATCGTCATGTACTGCAACACCGCGAAGGGCGCCGCCGTACACCAGACGCCCGCCGTGTCGACCATCATGAAGAAGTCGTCGGCAAGCGTGTAATCCGAGGTTCCGTCCGCCGTCGTGATCGGCGTCCCCGATTCGCGGTGCAACCAAGACGGGCGCGTCTTGTTGACCAGTTCCATCAGCGCAAATTGCGCCGCCGCCTTGATCTGGTTCGCGTAGGACGTCTGCGGCGACGCCGTGTTAGCGACGATCTCCGCGATGTCACTGACCAACGAACCGACGGTTTTTACCGGCGGCGCCATTGCTCAGCCCTTCTTGCGCGACGGAGCGCCCGTCAATCGGTCGAGGTTCTCGCGGGCGCGCTTCTTCTCGTCCGACGCCTTCTTGAGTTCCGGTCGCGCCACCGGGAAGACTTCGCGCGAGCCGGCGCACGCGAGCTTTTGCGCCTCGTTCAGCCCGAGTTCATCGAGGTCGATCGTCTTGAACAGCGCATCGCGCAGGCAAAGCGCGTGCTTTTCCGCGATGGCGAACACTTCGCAGACCTGCTTGTAGGTCAGCATCGGGTAGCCGTTGCGGTTCTGCTCTTGGTAGGCGTCCTCGTCGGCTTCGCAGCGCTTCGTGCGCTGCTTGCCCGTCTTCGCGTCCGTCTCGACTTCGACCGTCCAGCCGCCGTGTGAGGCCAAGCCGTCGCCGCACGGCGCCACGGTGATGCGGCCGATCGTCGGATTGAAGACGTACTTGCGGTCCTCCCACGGGATGCCGTTGTCTTTGGCGAACGGGTTATCCCACGGGCGGGAAGCCGTGTATTCGGGAACGAACGCGGCGGGCTTTTCGGCGACGTCTTGGCTCACGTTGGGCCTTTCGTGAATCATGCGAACGCTTCGTAGCGGTTGAAGTGTCCCGCTCGAATCATCGTCGGAATCGCGTGCCTCGATCGGCGAGGCTCGTTGAAGGTCAGCAGGCCCAGACCGGGGTTCTTGCAATGCTTGCAGGCGAAGTCTCGTTCCTTCACCCGCCGCATGCAGAAATCCTCCCGGTCCGGTTTCCCGCAGATGCCGCACTCCAAGATGTTCCAAATCTCGCTGGCTTCAACGAGATTCGCGATCTCTTGGAGTGGGATCGGATCGCTCACTTGAGCCAGACGTGGCAACCCATACCGGTGCCGTCCGCGTCGAACGTGGTCGGGTTGACCAGCACGACGCCGACCGCGAAGGCCGCCGAGGCCGCCGCGACGACGCTCAACGTGCCGTCCACCGGAGCGTTCACGCCGCCCATGCTGATGATGTCGTTGGCCGCCGTCGCGTTGACGTCGGACACCCACGCGACCGCCGGACCCGTGCGCCGCACGGCGATGATGTCGCCGAACTTCGCGTAGGAACGGCCGCCGTTGAGCGGATCGACGCACGGAGCCGAGGTCGCACCCAAGTAGGTGAAACCGTTGCTCACGCGATCGGAAGCGTCGCTGGTGCCGAAAGGCGTCGTCGCCGAACCGACCGCCGCGTCGCCGACGAAGTTGTAGCCGTAGCCACCGCCCGCCATCGCGACCAAGCCGGTAAACACGCCGACCCACTTGGTGTAGGTCGCCGTGATGTTGGCGATGACGTCCGAGTCGCACACGACGACTTGGCGACCCCAGTAGTCGGGGCGGCTGTTGCCGTCGAGGAAGCCGGACGTGGACGGCGCCTTAGCCGTGCCCGCCGATCCGCCGCCGCCGAACCCCGAACGGGGCTCCGCGGTGTCGATCATCAGGCCGAGGCCCATCGAGATGTGATTGGCGCCGCCGAGGCGGTACCACGCGACCTGATGCGCGGGCTCCGACACCTCGTTGTACGAGACGGTTCCCGCCGCGGTGAGCGGCGAGAACGACGCGGCCGGAGAGCCGTTGTTGTAGAAGAGAGCCATGATTGTTCCCCTTTCGGCTCAGGTGCCGTAGCGCGCCACGACGCTGTGCATGCCGGGCATGTCCGACAGCAGTTGCCCCCGAAGCTCGTAGTGCTGGAAGCGTCCGAGCGGGGAGTGCGACCATTGCCAATCTTCAAAAACCGGCTCGAACGCATGGTCCGCGTCGAGCTCGAAGCCGATGTGCGCCGAGTTGATCAGGTAGATCATGTCGTCGCCCGCGACCGCCGCGCCGCCGTTCAGTCCGGTCGCCCGGAGCGTCGGCATCGCGTACCACGTCGCCGCGCCGTAGCGCAGGCCGCCCGGGCCGATGTTGGCCTGCGGCGATTCCTTGTCCGTGACTTGGAACGACACGAACGCCTGACCGCACCGCCGCGCGTCCGACATGGGGCGCTGCGTCGACCAGATGAGGTCGGGGTATTCCGATCCCGAGCACGACAGCAAGTAGAAGTGCTCGAAAATCTTGCAGACGTCGTTCAACTCGCCCGAAGACAAGCCGAACGCGCGAGAGCCGGAGCTGACGCCGATGTCGTCGAACGCGATGCACATGTTGTTCATGAGCCGCGGTCCGCCGGAGTTCGGCCCGGACATCGCCGTGCGCGCGATGCCCTGCACCGTGTTCGCGCACTGACGGAAGTTCCAATCGTCCGCGTTCAGAATCTCGGCGAGCGTGTCCGTCGCGGCCAAGTGCGTGGTCGCGTGGATCAGCTGCTCGAGGCCCGTCATGCGCAAGGCGTTGGACGCATTGCCGCCGACGATGTCCGCCTCCATCGTCTCGCCCATCGCCTTCAAGGCGTTGTAGGTGCGGACGGTGGCGACGTTGACGGCCGCCGCTTCCGACGTGATGCGGTTGAGCTCGTCTTGGTACTCCCAACCCACCGGGGCGAGGTACGAGGCGTACTCCGTGCGCATCGTGCCCGCGTAGCCGCCCATGAAGATCGGCGGCGTGACGCCGGACCCGTAGGGCGTGACGGGAGTGTTGTTCTCCGTCAGGATCGGTTGGAGCTTGCTGTAGCCGCCGTCTTCCTGCATCAGCAGGCCGAGGCTTTCCAGCATCGAAATGATCGGGACGCGCTTTGCGCGAAGGTCGGCGACCTCCGCGATGCGCTTCTCGACCGTGTGGACGAAGATCGGGTGGTACTGGCCATTCCCCGGTCGCGTCGCAGTCAGCGGAGGCATTGCTTCTCCTTACCGGGCGCGGAAGCCCGGAAGACCCCCGCCGCCGCTCCCGCCGCCCTTTTGGGACGCGCGGAACGACGCGAGGATTTCTTCGTTGGTCAACGTGCCGAGACGCCCTTGGTTTCCGGGGCGCAGAGAAGGGCCAGCCTCCGCGCTCGTCACCGGGGGAGCCTGACGACGCGGCGCAGGTTCGCCCGCGGGCGCCGTCGTTTTCTTCTGACGCTGCATCACCAATTGCAGCGCCTCCTCGTGCGAGAGTTCCTCTCCCGCTCGAGCAAGTTTCTCTCGCAGCGCTCGCGCGTCCTTGACGTAGGACGACGCTCCCGCTCCGAGTTTTTGAATGTGCGGCTCCCACTCCTGATTTCGCCGGAGCTCCAAGAGCCCCTGCACGTCGTCGGGCGTCAAGCCGAGACTGGACAGCGCCGATTGCACCGCCGTCTTCGCTTCCCGCGCGGCCATTTCCGCCACGCGCTTCGCGTTGCGCGCAAACTGCAAGTCGCCCATCTTGTGATAGGCGGCCAAATTCTTGCGCCGTTCTTCGGGCGTTTCGCCCTGCATCGTGTCGAGCATTTCGGCTTCGAGCCGCAACACTTCGACATCGGGCGCGTCGGGCTCCGCCGCCTGCGTGGCGTCCAGATTGAACACCTGCCGCAAGTCGCGTTGCGCCGCTTCGCGCTCTTCGGGCGTCCGCGCCGCCGCCACGCGCATCACCGCGCGCCGGACGGCGTCGAGCTGCCCCGGATCGACTCCCAAAGGAGCGCTCGGAGCCGCCGGGGGCGCCGCGGGCTCTTGCGCCGGTTGGGGATCGCCTTCGCTCGGATCGACGTCGTCGATCGCCGGAGCGCCGTCTTCCAACGGCGCATCGGCGGGATCGGGCTCGCCAGCGGCCGGGCCTTGCCGTTGACCGCCGATCTTCACGCGCCGCCCTTCTTGGCCTTGAAGGTCATCTTGCCTCCGGCCTTGTGCTTGCCTTCCCACGCCGACACGCCCGGCTTGGGCGCGCCTTGGTTGAAGGACTTGATCGGTCCCATCGTGCCGCCGAGCGCGACGGCGCGGCCGTTGCCGAGTGCCTTGGGCTTCATGGTCATGCCTCGTGAAACTGCATCCGAGGATGCAGCGAGTTGTGGAGCTGGATGTAGGAGCTCCGTTCCCGGTCGGAACGGAAAATCGGCCCCGCGATCACGGTGCCCCGTTGGTCGGTCATCCTACCATAGTTTCCGCCGCGCTCGCGCCAAGCCGCCTCCGTCTTTCCGGAACGCTCGTGCAATTCTTGGCAGATTTTGGACCGCAGCGAGCCCTCTTTCATGCCCCGCCGCTTGACGTTGTACTCCTCGATATGCGACTCGAAACGGCGTCCGGCGTGCGCCCCGTGACGATGCGGCCGCAGCTGGATGTCGGAGTCGGACCCCTCCGATGTCACCCAACCCTGTTCGTTGCCGTCGTCGTTCAGGACGCGAACGAAGACCTTGCCGTCGCCGATTTTTTTCCGCTCGAGAAGTTTCATGCCACCGTCGCCGCGTTGCTTTGACCCGCCGCGGCCGCGGGAGAACCGCCTTGTTTTCCGGCCATCGCCATCTGCATCGCCAGCGCTTGCACGGCTTGGCCGTCGATCCCGGGCATGAGGAGATTTGAGCCCTCGTGAATGCCCTTCGTTTTCAGCCACTCGAGGAACAGCGCCGGGGCGTTGACCATCGCCGTAGCCGTGGGGTTTCCTTGCAGCAGCAGCAGCAGGACCTCTTGCAGCGACGCCGCCTTGGACTCGTCCGACACCGGCTGCAACGTGCCCGGAATCACCGAAACGTGCAGGCCAAATTGCACGTCTCCGTCCGTGAACGTGTTGAGGGAGAACAACGCCGCCGCCTTCGGGCCGGCTAGCGCGCGGATCATTTCCGACGGGCTGTATTGCACGTGCATGCGCAGCCGGTCGTGCGCGATTCCGGCCACGAATTCGTCCACCGCCACGAACCGCAAGGCGTTGCGAGACCTCGCCGCCTTGTCCATGCGCATGATCTCGGTGGCCGACGTCTCAGACTTGCCGAAGCGCCCGATTTGGTTGGCGTCCAGAGCGACGCCGTCCTCGATTTGCCGCTGCAACAGCTGCAAGTAGGCCAGCAACTCGGTGGACACCGGATCGCGTTGGAGTCGCTTGAAAACCTCGTCGGGACGCTTGCCCCCAAGGTCGAGTCGCAGCAGCGTTCCGATGCCGTCCACTTCGACGGGATGCAGTTCATCCTCGGTCGTCGCCGCAGCGTCCACGATCGTCACGTCCACGGCCTGCCGCATCATCTGGTCGTACATCCGCGTCTGTACGTGTCGCTCCATCACGAGCGACTGGTAGACGTGCAGCAAGTCCGAGGCGCACCAGATCGTGTTGCCGGTTTCGCCCCAACGCAGAAGGCGGAACGGGTGTCCGTGAATCAGCGGATTGTCCGCCTGATACAGAAACTCGTCCTCTTCTCCGGCGCCCTCGAACCACACCCGCAAGTTCCACTTGCCGCCGGGATCTTTGAACCACCCTTCAAAAACGCGGACGTACTCGCACGGATCGCCTTCGATCGTGTGCGAGAACAGTTCCGAGTTCCGCGAACCGAAGTTGAGTTTGCGGATCGCCGCTTGGTTCCAGTGCTTTTGCGCTTCCAGCGACTCCCGCGTCGCGTAGTACCAGCGCCACTGAAAGCGCATGTCGTGTTCGGATTCGGCCGTCCAATCGAACCCGTACCGCCACGGGTCGATGCGCCGCGATCCGATCCGACCCACGCGCGAAAGGTCGTGGTTTTCCACGCCCGTTTCCGCGTACTCGAGCGACGGCGCCATCGTCTCTTCGTCGGCCAAGTCCGCGAGCCCGGCGCGCACGTCGGCGTTCAGTTTCTCCGCCAACTTGATGCGCTTGCGGCGCTCGCGCGTCGCCTCCCCGAAGTCCATTTCGGGGATCGTATACATGATGCCGATGCCCTTCGCCGCGCAGTCCTTTGCGCACAGGCGAACCTGCCGCATCGGGCTGTAGTCCGACTGCCAATCGTTGTTCGCCGCGACCTCCGAGAATTCCGCGAAGTCCTGATAAAACGGCGTGCGCGGTTGCACGTGGAATTTCGGCAGACCGCTGAGCACCGTCGACACCACTTGATTGACCAACTGGTGCGCGCGCGGAGGCTCGACGCACTGATTCGCGATGTCGTCCGGGTCGATCCGGTTGTCGTCGAAAACGCGCCGCGTCAGCAAGTCGTCGATCGCGGTCCACCACGCATCGACCGTCTTGCCGCGCGCCTCCTCGAACGCCTGCCGCAACAGCTCGCAGTACGCCGGAGAATCGGAGTCCGGAATCGGACGCCGCTCGGTTCGCTTGGAGGATCGCAGGCGCATCGGGTCGTAGTCTACAACGGCGCCGTCAACGCGCCACTTCCCGTTTCGATCCCCACCGCCGCATCCGGGGATGCCACGCCACCCCGCTCGACCACGCCGCCTCGGTCGCCGCCACCCGCGACGGCGACGGCGGCGTCGGCAAGTCCCACAGATCGAAGAGGCAATCCAAGAAGTCGTCCCGCTGCTCCTTGATCCCGTACTGGTACGAGACGAGCTCGCGGATCGGGCCTTCCCACAGTTCGCCCTCCGGAATCTTGCACTCGCCGCGCTGCAAGAACCCCTGCAGCGCTTGCGCTCGTTTCAGCTTCGACGACGCCGACACCCCGCTGCCGTCGCGCCGGGACGGGTACAGCGGGTACTTCACCCCCCGCCGCTTGCCGTCCTGCTCCAACGCGCGGTAGAGCACCGCCGAGACGCCGACGTCTTCCATCGGCATGCGCTTCGGGCGCCATTTGCAGAAGAAACGATGCACCGTTTCGTACCAGTCTTCCTCGTTCGGGCGCTGGTAGAAGACGTCCAACAGGTAAAGCTCGCCCTCGTCGTTGCGCGCGCCGACGAGGATGCAGGCGACGTCTTTCGACTGCGACGCCTTCTCCTTGGCCACGCCGTCGAGCGCCATGTCGATGCGCCACGTGCGCCGCTCCGCGCCGCTCTCGTCCCACTCCGACCCCGGCAAGACCACGTTGTCGTGTTCGTCCACCGACAGCGGGTAGCGCGGCAGCCACTCCTTGCGGAACAGCCGCGCCCCGTCCACCGCCGGTTCGCACAAAAACTGCTGCGCGAACGCCACCGGGCCGATGCGCTTCCGTCCCTCGATCCACTCCCGCGGCTTGACCTCGGGCCACCAGCTTTCCTCGCCGGGCGCGAATTCCGTCCCGTCCGGCTTCAAGCGGCGCGGCCCCCAAGCGACGTTGCTTTCCACGTACCAGCGCCGGTGAAACACGTCGATCGACGTCGACCACTGGCCCTTCGGGTCTTGCAAAAACTGCGTCAAGTCGTCGTTCGCGTAGACCGTGTCCATCACGTCCACCCGCGACCGCGTCCCGCGCATCGTGTTCATCACCGCGCAGAATTTCTTGATCGGTTTTTCGATGCCCTCCGGCGTGTCGTAGTTCGAGTCGTTGACCAAGTCGTCGAGCTTGTAAAGCGAGTAGTGATGGCCAGCCGTCGCCGAGTTCATGCCGTAGCACGACAGCGACGGCACCTTGTCGCCGCGGCGGCAGTTCACCCGCAGCGTGTAGTCCTTGCTCTCCAAGTCCTTCGCCGGGTCCGCGCCGAAGATGTCCTTGGCGATCCACCGCAGCCACCCGCAGCGAAAAATGATGCGCTCGATCTCCTCGAAGTACGACTGCGCCATGCGCTCGACGCCGTGCATAATCATGATCGTTTCGTCGGGATCGACGAGCAACGACCACAGCGAATGCAGGTTCGTGCAGATGGTCGATTTCAGGTAGCCGCGCGGCGCCATCACGAGCGCCACGTCCTTCCGCTCCGACCGCGGCCGCGAAATGAAACCCGCCATGTCGCGGTGGAACCCGTACCGCGAATTGATCGCCAACTCGCGACCGTAGAAGTCGCGAATAATGTGCTCGATGAAGAACGGGAAACTGGCCACCGCCGCCTTGCGGACCGGCCGCCAGTCCGGCGCGCGCCCCGCCTGCGGGCTCAGCCCGGGCGCCGCGATCGTCACCGCGTCGCCTCGTTCTGCCGCCGCGCCGCCTCCTCGAGCTCGCGCCGCAGCGTCTCGTCCTCTTCGCCGCCGCTCCCCGCGTCACCCGGCGTTTTCGTCAACCCCGTCTGCGCCGAAAGCAGCTTCGACCAGTCCAGCATCGACTTCTCCGCCTGCTCGTCGATCGCCTGCGCCAAGCCGATGATCGACACTTTCATCAACAGGTCGCGAAGCTTCTCCTTGGACGGCGTCGTCGCTTGCGACACTTCCCGCAGCTGGTTCGCGATCAGCTTGTGCGCCGCCGGGGCAGAGGTGCTCGGGGACGTCACCGCTCCCGTCAGCGCCGCGAACGGGTCGCTTTTGCTCTTCGATTCGGCCATCGCCCACCCACCGGCGCCCGCGCGACGCCGCC